AATTACCTCGCCCTACATTAACTGTAAGTAATATGGGTTCGCCTTCTATTTCAGCAATATTGTTAACTGTAAATCAAACAACTGCTGGTAATGACCTTACAGGCGCAAAAGTTGTAAGGATAAGAACAATGGCAAGATTTTTAGATGCAGCTAATTTTTCTGGAGCAACAAATCCGTTTGGTACTCCTGATCCTACAGCAGAATTTCCACAAGAAATATATTATATAGATCGTAAAAAAGCAGAAAACAGAGAAGTTGTTTCATGGGAACTTGCAGCAGTTTTTGATCTTGCTGGAATAAGATCGCCAAAACGTCAATGCACTAGATCCTTATTTCCATCTATCGGTACTTTTAATCAATGAATTGGAAAGATGCTGCATTGGTTCATGCGAAAGACCAAGATCCAAAAGAAGCAGTTGGTCTTTTGTTAAATGTAAAAGGCAAAGAAAGATATTTTCCTTGTCAAAATTTAGCGATAACAAATCATCAAGAGTTTATTTTAAATCCAGAAGATTATGTAAAAGCAGATAATTTAGGAGAAATTATTGGTATTTTTCATAGTCACCCAATTACACCGCCAACACCAAGTCAAGCTGATCGTATAAGTTGTGAGCATAGTAATTTACCTTGGTATATTGTTAATCCAAAAACAGAACAATGGGCTGAGTTAAGGCCAGAAGGATATAAGCCAGAATTATGTGGAAGACCTTGGGTATGGGGTGTAACTGATTGCTGGTCTTTAGTTCGTGATTGGTATAAACAAGAAAAAAACATAGAGCTTATTGATTATGAAAGATCCATAACTCCAGAAGAATTTTTAGAAAATCCTTTGTTTGAAAAATATGCAATACAAACTGGATTTAGAGAACTTGGCAAAGAAGAACCTCCAGAGGTAGGAGATGTATTATTAATGTCAATAATGCACCCAACTTTAAATCATGTAGCTATTTTTCTTGGCGATATGGTTTTACATCATTTAGCCGATAGACTATCTTGTAAAGAGCCATATTCTGAATGGCTATTAAAATGCACTGGAAAGAGGTATCGTTATGCTTCGGAAAGTTAAAATGTATGGAGAACTTGCAGAGTTTGTAGGTTATAAAGAATTAGAAGCTGTTGTGAAAAATCCAGCAGAAGCAATAAGATTTCTTGTTACTAACTTTCCAAAATTAGAGGCATATATGTCAGATAAATATTATCAAGTATTAGTAGGTAAGGAGGATGTTGATAAAGAAGACTTGCACAATCCTATAGGTCAAGATGATATACATATTGTGCCTGTTATTACTGGTGCTGGAGGGCCGACTGGAAGACGAATATTACTTGGAGCAGTATTAATAGGGGGTGCGTTTTTATTTTCACCATTAACATTTGCTAATTTTGGTTCAACTGCTATGGGACTTGGTTCTGCTGCTGGAATTGGTAAAGCAGTTGCGGTTATTGGTGGTGCTATGGTTCTTAGTGGTGTCTCGGAAATGCTATTTCCATTGCCTACACCAGAAGAACAGGAAGACGATCCAAGAATATCTTTTAACTTTTCTGGGGTGCAAAATACAAGCCGAGCTGGAACTGCACATCCTATAGTATACGGAGAGGTCATAACTGGATCTGTTGTAATCTCAGCTGGTATTGACACAAATCAGGTACAGGCATGAAAGGTAAAAATATTAGAGGTTCTGGTGGGCCTCCTCCTACTCCCCCTGCCCCATATCGTGCGCCCGACACTTTAAACAGTAGGCAATTTGCAACTATACAAGATCTTATATCAGAAGGCGAAATAGAGGGTTTCGCAACAGCATCAAAAGAAGGTAGAACAAAAGGGACAACTGCATATAATAATGCAGCATTAAAAGATATTTTTTTAAACGAAACTCCAATATTAAAAGCTACTGCTGATTCGGTAAATCCAACAACTTCAGATTTTAATTTCCAAAACGTAAATTTTACCCCTAGATTTGGCACAGCAAATCAAACATCTATTCCAGGTATTGTAAGTAGCGAATCAACAACAGCAGTAGGAGTAACAGTCTCTTCATCATCTGCCGTTACTAGACAAATAACAAATACAAATGTTGATGCTATAAAAGTTACTATCACATTTCCGCAGTTGCAAGAAGCTAAAGATAATGGTGATTTAGTAGGATCTTCTGTTTCTTTGAAAATACAAGTTCAATATAATAGTGGTGGTTATTCAGATGTTATATCAGATACGATCACAGGAAGAACTGCTGACGCTTACCAAAAAGAATACAGAATAAATGTTACAGGAGCATTTCCTGTAGATATAAGAGTTGTAAGACTTACAGCAGATAGTACATCATCAAGTTTAATAAATGCTTTTACTTGGACAAGTTTTGGAGAAATTATAGATGATGCACAAACTTATCCAAATAGTGCATATACAAGCTTAAGGATAGATTCAGAACAGTTTAGCTCTATACCAAAACGTGCTTTTCGTATTCGTGGTGTAAAGGTAAGAATACCTGGTGCTGGTGCAAGTGGATCTGGTACTCCTACTGTGGACAATACAACTGGCAGAATAGTGTATCCAGCTAACTATATATTTAATGGAACTATGGGCGCAGCCGTATGGTGTAGTTGCCCTAGCATGGTGCTACTCGACCTTCTTACGACTGAGAGGTACGGATTTGGAACACACATAACAGATGCAAATCTTGATCTTTTTAGCTTTGTTGCAGCTAGTAAATATGCAAATGAATTAGTATCTGATGGTCAAGGAGGACAAGAAGCAAGATTTAGTTGCAATGTAAATATTCAGTCATCTAAAGAAGCATTTGATTTAATAAAAGACTTAGCAACTGTTATGAGGTGTATTGCTATATGGTCTGCTGGCTCTATAACAATTACACAAGATAGGCCGACAGATTCTAGTTATTTATTTAGTTTGGCAAATATAACTTCAGAAGGATTTAATTACACAGGTTCAAGTTTAAAACAAAGACATTCTGTTGTAAGTGTGAGCTATTTTAATATGGATTCTAGAGAGATGGATTTTGAAATTGTAGAAGATACATCCTTGCAATCTAAAATTGGAATAGTAAAAAAAGACGTAAAAGCATTTGCTTGTACAAGTCGTGGTCAAGCGCAGCGTTTAGGGAAGGCAATAATCTTCAGCGAAAATCAAGAGTCTGAGGTGGTAAATTTTTCTACTTCTATGGATGCTGGAGCTATAGTAAGGCCAGGCTCTGTCATAACTATAAATGACCCTGTTCGTGGTGGTGCAAGACGATCAGGAAGAGTTGCTGTTGCTACGACAACGCAAATTACTGTAGATGATAAACAAGGTCTAGATACTTTTAGTGGTAGTAATCAAAAAATAAGTGTAATAATGCCAGATGGCTCTGTAGAAACAAAGTCAATTACAGGTATATCAGGACTTGTAATAACCCTCAGTTCCGCATTATCATCTGCACCAAATGTAAATACGATTTGGTTACTAGAAAGTGATAATTTAGTTGGTCAAACTTTTAGAGTAATTAGTGTTGAAGAACAAGATGGTATTAACTATTCAATATCAGCTTTAACTTATGTAGCTGGAAAATATGCAAATATTGAACAAGGAATAAGTTTACCATCAAGAAATATATCATTATTAAATGAGCCAAAGAATCCACCAAGTAACCTTTCAGCTTCAGAACGAACAGTCGTTATAAATGCTCTTGCAATTACAAAACTTATTCTTACATGGGTTGGAGTTACAGGTGTTAGTCAATATCTTGTTCAATATAGATTTAATAATACAAACTGGGTTAGTGAAATTGTTTTTAGAACTGACTTTGAATTAACTAATACTGAGGCTGGTGTATATGAATTTAAAGTATTTTCTTATAACGCTGCACTCAAGCTTTCTGCTACATCTACAGATTTAACTTTTAATGCTCAAGGTAAAACTACTCCACCGGGGAATGTTCAAAACTTATCAATAGAACCATTAACAAATAAATTAGTAAGACTTAGATGGAACAGGTCAACTGATGCTGATGTTATCCATGGAGGAAGAGTTTATGTTAGACATAGTAATTTAACTGATGGAACAGGTACGTTTCAAAACTCTGTTGATCTTATAACTGCACTTGCTGGTAATACTACTGATGCTGTAGTTCCAGCACTTGAGGGAGAATATATTTTAAAATTTCAAGATGATGGCGGTAGGTTTTCTCAGGGCGAGACAAGTATAATAATGGATTTACCTGATCTTATAGATGCACAAAGAGTTTTAACACAAAGAGAGGATTTATTAAGTACACCTTTTAGCGGATCAAAAACTAATACAACATTTAATAGTTCTGCTAGTGCATTACAATTATCAAATCCAGCTTCTAACGCTACTGGCACATATGAATTTGCATCTGTTGTTGATTTAGGTGGT